TGTAGAATTTGTCAGAAAACAACTCCCAGAATCCAAATGTTACCAGTTTCTCTATGACAAAAACCTCTTTCATTGTTCCAGATCTGAGAATTTTAGGGCGTAGTCTATGCCTTGGTGGATTCCTATGCGGTTTATGAAGGCGACCAGGATGCCGTCTATTTGAGCGGCACTGGGCATGTTGGCCTCATTGATTCCCGTAAGATGTTCATTGAAGGTAATGAAATCGGGGGCGTTTCTAAGGTCTTTGGCCTCTTTAGTGAGGTAGTCTAAGAATTCTCCTTTTGTCATAGCGAGGGTGGTTTAAGGCCAGAAACGGATGCCTAAATGGGAGAGGGCTTCCCAGTAGGAGTTGTAAGGGATAGAACGGCCGTTGGCATCTTCGTCGGCCTCAATATGGTGTTTATTGGTGTAAGGGTAGTATCTTTTGATGCCGTAGCCAGAACTGAGTACTATAATTTCACGGGTAGAATGGTTTACAAATTCCGTGGGGTGGGTCTGGAAGTTTACTACCCAACAGTTTTGGTAGCCGTCTTTGATTCCCATGTTTTTGCAAGACTCTTTGGCTTGCTGCGCTTCTTTTGTTAATGGTTCCATATCACTTCTTTTTATCGGTTTTATCTTTTCCGTCAAGGTCTAATATCAGGCGAACGATAGCCATAAACACAATACAACATACCGTTGCTATCATAATATCCATTGCATTCATATTGTATCGACGTGGTTTTCTTTCATTGCTTTTAGGAATTGGTCTTTGCCGTAGGCGGCAAAGTGGCGGCAGAGGTCTTTTAGAGCTCCACTGGAGACCGGGACTCCCTCTGAGAAATATCTTTCTATTTCTTTCTCCAGGTCTGGATCCTGAGGAACTTGGTCTGTTTTCTTGGTCTCTGAGTGAGAAAGTTCCTGCGGAACGGGGTCATTTGTAGAGAGGAGGTTTGTTTGAATGTAGTTCTTTAGAAGTTCGAGTTTCAGTTTGACCATAGGGCCACTGGGACCGGGTTCATCTCCGTCTTTGGCGGCAGAAATGAAGTTTTCAAGCTCTTCGGCTTGCATCCGCTCTATCTCCGTCAGAACTCCTTTAAGAGACCAGGCAGCAAAGTAGCGGGCCATTTCGAGGAATTGGTTGAAGTTTAAGACAGCGTTGATGCCGTCAATGGAGGAGAATACATGCGCTCTCTCCATAAATTTGTATTCGGCTATATACCTAACAGGATCTATGCGGACTTCTTTGGGTTCCAGTGTGGTGCTGGCGTGGCTGGTGAGGCCAGTTAAACCGTAAAAGAAAACTGTAAAGTTTTCATCATAGGGGAACTCGGCACAGATTTTATTCCAGTCACTCTGTTGCTGCTCGGGTGGCGTGATGGCGAGGTATTGTTTCAACTCTACTACCAGACTGGAATAGGCGGGACGATTAGGCTCAGGCACGGCAGCAGGAAGAGTAGGTTCTATGTACTCTATATTTTGCTCAGTCAAAATCTCTTCGAGACGTGGGAGGCGGTCACTGAATATGGTGAAGGAATCAAAATCATACTTGACGATTTTGTGATTGTAGGATACGTACTTGTAGGCTTTACCTACTCCATATACGGGGTGAATGATTACTACCTCATGACCCTCATCTAAGAGTCGCTTGAGGTGGGAGTAGTCTTTGCTGGTTTTGTAATTGTTCATAGTCAGGCGGGTTTGGAGGTTGTTAGTTGTTAAGGGCGTTCAGGACTGTGGATTTGCACAGGCCGAGCAGGTCGGCTATCTGAGACGCGGTGTAACCTTGTTTGTAGAGGTCTCTTATTGTGTCGTCATCCATAATTATTCGGTTGATTGGGATTCGTAAACTATTTGGCCGTGGCGGTGGGTGTATTCTTTTCCCCACTGGATGTGGAGTTTCCATATCCGGAGGAGGTTGGCGAAATCGCGGTACTCTATGAGGGTGCTGGGGCGATAGGCCTTTAAGCGGAAGATGCGGAGGTTGAATCCGCAGACAACGGGTATCATCTCTACAATGACATCGCCATTTCGGCAGTAACGCTTGCAGCATTCGAGGCTTTCATCCTCGAATGAGTAAGCGTCAAGGGCTTTGTTCATTACGGCATAGCCGCGTTTGTAGGAGGGTAGCATAGGCTTATGGTTTGTAGAGGGGACAATGGCCGGTGGCGAGGGTGTAGGCGGGAGCGTTCTGCCAGTGGGGACCGGGGGTGCCATAGGACTTGAAGCGGTAGCAGGTGGCGCGGATGGGGCAGTCGGTACCGGGGCAGACGCTGTGGTCGGGGAGGCAGTCGGCGAGCTCGGCGGGGATATCGGTCAGGGGAACGGTTCGACCAGCGAGGGGATGAGTGCAGTCGGTCAGGTATTGAATCTGGCCGTTACGGATGAAGGAGTGGCAGATGGTGGTGCGGTCGGCTCGGGGGTGCTCGACCAGGAGGCTGGGACTGATGGTGGGGTTGTCATAGTCTCCGTTAAAGGTCCAGCGGATTTTCCAGAAGGACTTGGGGCCGACGCTGACGACGTGGTACTCCTGACAGGCGGGGCAGAAGAGTTTGAGCATGTCGTCGTAGTCGGGGTCGTGAGGATAGGCTTTTACGAGTTTCATATTACTTGGTGGGTTTATGGAGTTTTTCCAAAAGGGAGTTGAGCTCGGAACGGTAGTCTTTGAGTAGGCGCGTGTAGGTCTCGATGTTGAGGAGACGGTCATCTATGCTCAGGAGAAAAAGCAGGATGAAGAAAAGTAGCGCGGCTATTACAATCAGCAGGAATATCATAGCGGTTTAGTTTGAACTTAACTTATAGGTTAATTTTTAGCCACAGGGGCCTTTGCAGTGGGAGACGTGTTCTTTGAAGTAAGAACAGACGTTTTGGTCTGGGTTGATTTCAAATGCCATTAAGTCACATATATAACGAGTTCCTTCCTCTAAGCAGTGGCGGCAGTCGCGGCAGACAGAGGATAGTTCGGGAATTGTTTGAATGAGGTTTCCGTAGCGGGGACCGACGCAGCCGGCGCAAAGACAACGTACCCAATGACAGCAGGAGTGCCCTGGCTTCACTATTGAGTATTCGAGACGACAGATGGGGGTTGGTTCACCTGTATCAGTTATATCAAAATGGGAGCAGGTAGCACAGACGCGACGGAGGCATGGGGCGGGGTGCTCGGGTTCCGGACAGTGCGGTGGTGGAATTTGACGGAGAATCTCAGAAGGAGGCCAGGGGCGGTCATTTTCCTTACGGCGAGGTGAGGAGTCAACGTCGTAGCGACGGGTGCGCTCGGAACGGTCGTAGTGGCCGGGGGAGTCGGTTCGACGCTTGGGGAATATGAGGTTTAGGAGTTTAGATAGCATATAGTCCGATGAATTAGGTTAGGGTGGGAGGTTACTGACGGAAGTTGGGGGAGTCTCCGTTGCATCGGTCTATGACCCAGCGGAGCCAGTAGGGACATTTCTCATATTGGTCCCAGATTCCGAGGACGCAGGGGAGCCAGAACCAGGGGAGTATGAAAAGAATGAAGATGGACTCCCAAAGGAACATTTTAAGGTTCTCTTTCATAATAGTCAGCAGTCTCTTGTTTTAGGTTTCTCGGGGAAAAGTAAAATAACGTGGGGTGTTATTTTAATTTTCTTTGTGAGGGTAAAATAAGGGAATTGGGACGAGGGGCGCGGGACAGTTTTTTGAACGGGGGGGGGGTAATTTGGGGTATATCAAGGAGTTAGGGTTGGATTTTGGGTTAGTGGAGGTTGACGAAATCGAGCATTAGCCAGCGGTTTGGGGTGGGGTTGGCGTAGTTTTGTTTGTTGTGGAGGCGGGCGTAGAGGTAGGGGTAGAGGTCGTCTATACGGGTAAGCCAGGCGGGAGCGTTGGGGAATAGCGTGGTGGTACTGGAGTATTTGTGGTCTATCTGGGGTAGTTTCTGCTTGAAATCGTAGATGGGGTTCTGGCAGGACCAGTCAGTGCGATTGTTTCCGCCAAAGAACTTTATGTTTGGGTACTTGTGCTCCAAGGTTCCGCAGAAGAGGATGAACTCTATCTCTTGCTTTTGGTTTGGTCGTTTGGTTTCCAGGACAACCCGCATGTAATGATCATACGTGCGGTTCATGAGTTCGAGCCAACTGTCAAGGTTAATAGTCTCATACTCCATCAGGCCATGGCAAATTATTGGTTTCTTGTGACGGTCAAACCTTACGCGGAGGTCATACATCCGGACTCCCAGCAATTCCTGAGCAGCTATGTCAACCTTTTGGCAACGGGCCATCCAAAAGAAGGGGCGCATCCACCAGCGACGGGGACGCAAATAAGAGAAACTGTTATGTGAGGCTAAAAGTATGGATGGAGACTGAGACATAAGCTGTTGGAATTGGTTATAAGGTTAAGGGAGCAGCAGAGGAAAAAGAGGTTATTCTTTGTCATTAATACAATCCGTGGAGGCTGTTATACCAGACAGAATGGAATCATTGTCAGGATCCGGAGCCTGAATCTCCGATAGGGGATTAGAAGCGAAAAGGAATATACTTGCCGCATACGTCTTTATAAACTTACGTTTGAATTCCGTTAGAGTCATAGTTGTTCTTTTTTAGCTGAATTCTTTTCCATAGAAAAATAAACTTATAGGTTAATTTTCGGAGGTGGGGGCACGGAACTCGGGAAGGTCAAAGAGGTCGGAACTGTCAAGTTGGTCGGGCCAGTAGTGGCACTCGGTGATTTGGCCGGCAGCGAGGGCGATTTGGGCGGCCTCGCGGCGGGTTACATAACGACCATAGGAGGTGTAAAAGCCATCGGTGTCTTGGTCTATCTGAGGGCCATAGAGGTGGATGATTTCGGCGTGGTGACGGGCGATGCGGAGGTTGTAGATGTCATCCGCATCGCGGTCGTCTTGACGGCCGTTCTCATGTTTGAGGACTCGGGCCTTGGGACAGCGAAACTCTGGCTTTACCTTGTAGGCAGCAGCTATTATGAACTCCATAATTACAAATCAATCTCTTTCATAGCGATTGTATTTAGAAAACGAAGAATTCGATGGTTAGGTCGCGGAGGCCTTGGGCGGCGGTTAGGCTGTAGGAGAGTTTGTTGATGTAGCCAGTGAGGCCGTTGATGCGAAAGCGGCGGGTCCAGTTCTCGGGGATGGAGGCGATTTGGGCGGCAGTGCAGCGCATCTGGATTTGGTACTTGCGGCGGGAGAGGATGAAGTTGGCGTACTCTGAGAGGAAGGAGTCAAAGAGGCCGCGGGACTTTATCTTGGTTTCTACCTGGTGGGTATCGGGGTCTATGATATCGGGGTTGATAAGGGGCTCCGGTGCCCAGGAGGGTTGTTTCCAACTGCGGATCTTGAGGGAGAAACGCTCGCCGGCACCTATGCCTTCCTGCTGGCCGTTGTAGTCAAACTCGCGGCCCCAGGGGTCAAGTGAATCGCTGGTGAGGGCGTATTGACCGGCTACCATGCGCCACTTGCTGTTGCCGAAGCCATCGTAGTTGGGGTCATAGGTCTGGATGTTGGCATCGGTACCACCACCCCGCATTACGGCTATGGTGAGGCCCCAATCCATTGACTGCAGGGGAGAGTTGCCGTCATCGGTATTGGTGGGGTCATAGTTCTCTATGAGGTGGAGCACGAGGTCAAGGGAGTACTCTACGAGGTCTGAGGCGAGGGTCTGACGGATGCGCTGCTCAAGGAACTCATGCTCCATGTCCTCATCTATGTAGGGGCAGAGGATGGGTTCTATAACACCATCGTTGACACTGACCTGATACTGTTCATTCTCATAATAGCCTTGTGCAAGGTCTATCTCGGTCTGATAGTTTACGTCATTGCATATAAGGGGTACAAAGTCTGAGGAGAGCTCTACTACGAAGTCCTCATTGAGATCAGAGCAATCACCTAACTCTACTCCCTTGAACTGGCCTACCTCAAAGAGGACGGGGTGCCACTCGGAGAGGGACTGGGCATCGGCATTGACTTTTATACGGTAGGCGTTACCGGTGGTGAGGTCTATGTAGCAGGTGCGGTTATTGCTTGCGCCGGCCTGCTTGGGGGCGCGGTATATCTCATTATAGACCTTATCTGTTATGGTGTTATCCTGCGGATAGTCTATGTAGTCATAGTCTGTGTTGTAGTCACGTTTGCCCTGACGGATGTTTTCACGCTGCTCTTTGCTGCTGGACTCCTCGGCATAGCAGACACGGACACCGGTTATCTTCTCTGATACTTTATTCATGCTGACAACCTCACCCAAAAGCTCTATGGGAGCTTGCTGAGAGCGGAACACATCACGGACGAAATAGGCGGTTACGTGCTGTTTCTCATACTCATAGTAGAACTTGATGCCGAAGCTGGCAAAGAGGGAGTCAAGGATGGTCTGTACGCTGGCCTCGGGGAAGTTGTCACTGTTGGCGTACATGGTCATGACATCGGCATAGAGGGTGAGGGCATCAACGCCTGCAGGGATTACGGTGATGGAGCGGACTCCATCCTGACCTACCTTGACGTGTTTGCTCCAACCATGAAAGAGGTCTGTAAAATCGGCCTCCTCGACGTTGAGAGACTTGGGTTCTCCCATTGCAAGAGAGCCGCCGGTACCACGGCTGTTAAGCCAGTCATTGACCTGGTTAATGTTCTCAAAGAAGGGACGACGCTCATAGAGAGGTTTGTCCTCATCGGGGAGGTTGTTATAATCGGCGGTGGTAATGCTGGTGGTGTGGTCTGTCTTGAGCCAGTAGCCCATGTCATACTTGACCTCCTCATCATACTTGCAGTGGGTGGTGAAGAAACAAAGGTGACGCATATCCTCGACAGCCATGAGCGCGGAGTTATCAAACGATACGCCGAGGTGTGCAAAGAGGCAATCCAGGAAGTAGAGGACGTAGAAGCAGATTCCGGACTGGGGACGGTCTGCATCGAGGACCCAGTAGGGCCAGTGGTCAGCAGGACCGTATTTGTTCTTATTCTTGGGATCTGAGACGGAGGATGAGGTCTTGCCGTCCTCATCTACGTCATGGTGCATGTAAGCGACACGGGCATTGCAGTAGGGCTTGTAGGGATAAGCATCGGCCACATTGATAAAGGAGGTGGTGACGCGGGGTTTCTTGACTACGTTCTTATCGCCATAACTGACTTCACGATCCAGAATGGCTACATCCTTACTGCCCGGTTGACATTCACAGACTCCGGGATAGGAAAAGCCGAGAGCCTGAGGAGTGAACTCGGTCTCAGATACGGAGGGGCTGGCTACTGATATGTCAGTATCCTCTTTCTTGCCGTCATAGGTGACTTTTACGCGGTACTGGAATGATATCTTAGCCTTGACGTTACCTACCTTCTCTCCGATAGGGATACGGTCTTTGAGGGGGATGTCACGACAGGTGAGGTTGCCTATGAGGTCATCTATGCTATGGTCTGAGGCCGCAATGTTCATGGTGAGAGCACCCTCGATAATCTCATCATCGGAAGTGACGAGGGTTCCGGAGCGGAAGGGCATATTATCGACCAGAATGCGAGCCTTGGTATGCTCAAGCGAGACGGGGCGGGACATTGAGGCGGGGTCATCCATATTACCCAGAATGAAACGGTTGCCATTGAGGGGCATACGGACGGGGTATGAGAACATCTCTATGTCATTGAACAGAGGATTCTGATCATCTATGTCAATGGAGAAATCCTGCGGCAACTCCAGTGGGTGCTGCTTTCCGTTCTTGAGGAGGGTTATGGCTACGTGGCTTTTCATTTCTGGCGGAGATTAAGTTGGGCATTACCGTTGAGGGTGATGCCACGACGGGTGAAGGTGTCTATGGTGACATCACCAAAAGCGGTGATACGGAGATGACCGTGGTCCGTGACATGACCGCCGGTGACGTTGAGGGTGGCACAGTCATGACAGGTGATGGTGCCTTTGCCTACTACGCTGGTGCGGTCAAAGCACTCTATATAGCCAGCCTCGATGACGGCGCGGGCGGTGTCATTGAGGGTGATATCGGCATCAGGGGAGTTGACGATGACAGAGAGGCGGCCTGAGCACTGGACGGTGCTCTTACCGAGGATATAGACGCGGTGCTGACCGGTGAGGCGGAGCATACTGACGGTATCACCTACCAGGATGATACAGTTATTGATGTGCTGGGGCGGCTGCTCATTATAGTAGAGACCGGCCAGGTTGAGGTCTGCGCGATACTGCTTGTAATGACGGGCGAAGGCGGCGATGACTTGGGCGGGGACCTCATGTACCACACCGTCCCAATAGCGTATCCAGGCGGCAGCCAACTCCGGGACGGTGCTGGCAGCATTGAAGAGAGCCTGAGAATCGAGGCAGTTGTTACTCTGACCGAGAATCTTTAAGGCTATCTGCTTGGATTTCTTTATGTATCGCTCATCACTCATGCGTTATTTTCTTTTTTGGCTTGCTGTTGCTGGACGGCGGCCTGTACGTCACTCCACTCGGCCATATCGACGGCTTGGGTATCGGGGTCATACTGGCCTACCCAGAGGATATCCTTACGCTTGGGGTCATTGGTAGAATCCCAAATGATAAAGAATTCAAAGGGCTTTATAGGCGGGAGTTCTACGCTGGTGGAGGAGATATTATCTGATACGGCACGGCGGATGCGCTCTACTTCGGCCTTATTGGGGTGGTAGCCTGTGGCACGACGTTCACGGACTGCTTTGGCCTGAGCGGACATTATGTACTCCTGCCACTGACTCTGCTGGAGTTTGTTGGTCTCCCAGAGAAAGACGTTGTTAAGGAAATTGCGCCAGGCCTTGAGACCCTGACCTATATAGACGATAGCCAACGGCTCGGCTATAAAGAGGCGACGGTTGCGGGGATCCCAGTACAGAAGGTTGGACTGGACGAAATTGTCAAAGGTGGCAAAGGCTTTTGAAAGCTCTTGCAGACGCGCCCGGTTCTTACGGTCGGCGCGGCGGGATTGAAATTTTTTAAAAATACTCATAGTCAGCGAGGTTTTTAGATTGAAAGTTAGACATCAAGATTAATGGCGTGGAGGCCTGAGAAGGTGCGGTAGATGGTGGCGGTGACTTCTCGGCCGTAGTAGTCCTCCATGTAACGCTGCATACGGGACTGCAGGTGGCGCATTTCCATCATTATGGCTGGGCGGTGGGTATCACCTTTCTCAGAATCCCAGATGGAGACGTAACGGCGGCGGTAACGGGCCTTACGGGCGTGCTCTACGTCCTGAAACTTACGGCCTTGACCTACGCCCATATCGACGAATCGGAGGTAGTCATTGTACTCTATGCGGATGGTCTCATTACCTTCATCGGCAGACATGACCTCATAGGTGAAACTGCGGGAACCACGACCGGTAGCGTACCACTGGCCTTTGCGCTTACGCTCGGCATTGACCTGAGCAAAGCCGGGGTATATCTCAGTTGGAAAGACATGCTGAGTGCGGAAGTTCTGCTCAAGGGCTTGGACGGCCTGACGAGCGAACGACCTTAACACTACATTCATGGGCCTGCGCGGCTCTTCCAACTGAACGGCCATAGCTACTACTTCTTTTTACGTGCAGCCGCTTTCTGGAGCATACTGATACGGGAGCGGACGGGAGCGGCGAACTGGTTTATCTGGTCAGGGTCTGAGCCTCGGTAGGAGGTGAAGGACTCAAGGAATCCGGTTATCTTGCCGTGGAGCGGGCCTTGAACCACTACAGTGCTCTGCTCTCCCTCTATGAGAAGCAAGCTACTGTCTATACTCTTGTGGTTGTAGGCAACACGAGGAAAATCAACGGGGAAGGCACCGTTGATGAGACCACTCTGGTCTATGCTGGTAAGGACGGTAAGTTGCTTGAGCCAGCCGTTACGCTGGTACCACATGAGGTCATTGACCATAGGCATGTCAAGTACCGGAGTGGCAATGGTGACATGGAGGGCGTTACCGGCCAGACAGGCCAGAGATTTCATAATATGGCTAAAGAGAATATCTCCATTAGTATGCCATACGAGAACCTTGCCGGGAGTCAAGAGACGCGGCAGGTTACGTTCTATACAACAGGGCTCTTGAAATTCAATCTGTTCCATAATTATCAAGGTTTTGGGTCCGGGATGTTATAGTCACTGGGATTGATGCAGGAGACACGAGGTACTACCTGCTCTATCTGAATGCCGAGAATGTTCCAGTTTCCGTATTTGATAGGAATGGAGGCCCATTCGGCTTTGTCTATATTAAGGCCGTTAAGAGCGGCTACTACATCTTTTGGGAAAGGTTGGTCTGTTACGGGGCAAAGTCCTGTAGCCTTTACCCGTGAGAGGTAATAGAGAAGGTCTTGGGCGTAGTTGTCAAGTTCTGAGTGGATATCCTCAGCAAGTTCGTCATTCTGACGGGCGGTGGTAGCGAGGGTGCTGCTTACGGCGCGTGAGAGGAAGTAGATGGTGTGCGCGTAGTTGACGGCCTTGCTGTTACTGCTCTCAGCATCTATAAGGATGGAATAGGCCATGCAGGGTGAGGCACAGACGTTCTGGTTACGCATAAACTCCGAATTGTCATTGATGGTGTGTATGCGGTAGAAGGCCTTTTTGCCATCCTTACCCGGCTTATGCGAGATTGGTTTGTAAAGGGTGGCCCAATGCTCAAGTATTACTGAGAGACGATGTTTCATTTGCAGTTAACAGTTAAAAGTTGATAGTTAGGTCTCCGGAGTTTCCTTGGAAGCGGATTTCTCTTTCTCCTTGGCGTGCTCATGGAGGATGCGGTCAAGTTCATCCTCGGGGATGTCTATGTGACGGGATACCTTATTAGCTACTATCTTCTGTGCCAGACGTGCCCAGGCGGCACCGTTGCAACTGCTCTCATTCTCCAGGATGCTGACAGCGGTGCAGACCACAAAGATGGCCGCTACGTACTGACCCAGGTGGAGCCCCCCGAAATGACCAAGCAGCTTTTCATCGACACCGGTAGCCAGGAGGATGCAGAGCCATACTACAAGCAGATCCTGAACCATCTTACTCATGCGGGCGGACTTAATCTTACCATCGGCCTTGGAGTTGGGGAAGTGGCGTTTGATACGGCGGTTGAGACGGGCTGCTGTGATGCAGTCTATGACTACGGCCATAACGCATACCAAGGCGTAGGGGAAGGTGGGTTGCAGATATGCCCATATCATGCCGACGAAAGCAGCTATGAGCCGAGGAATAGAACCGAACCAGCTATTGAGCAGGCTGATGAGCGGTTTGAAAGAGAGATGAATGACGTGTTGCATTATTGTGAATGAATTAAACTGTCAGTGATTGAAGGGGTGAGCCATTGATGTCAAGACGCACAGAGAAAAGGGTCTCACAGATGTCATTATCTACACGGTTGAGACCGGTGACGGTCTCATCGGGGAGTATATGACAGGGTATCCATGCGGTACCGACGTGGATCCAGGCCTGAGAGCACATGAGGAACTCGTGCATGAACCAACTCTGCCAATCGGGGTTGAGCGGACCGGAGGAGAGTTTCCACACCTCATAGTCATTGCTCTTAAGGACGCTGGCGCGGGACATGGAGGCGAACTGCTCCTGAATGGCGCGGATATTCTCCTCAGTTGTTACGTTCATCTCAGAGCGGCGCAGACTGTGTACGGAGATGCTCTCCAGCACTCCGAATCCGTTGACGAAACGGAACTCATAGCGGTCTGAGGCGGCGGGGATGACGTAGAACTGACGGCCTGCAAGGGTCTGGACTCCGCTCATGCCCTGCGTGACATCGGCCACCTGTACGGTAGGACCGGCAGAGACAACCTCACAGGTCTGGGCGGTGGCGTAGGACTGCGGTACCACGACGGACTCACCTACGGCTACCACCTCCAAGGCGGAGGAGGGCTTACGGGAGAGACGCTGTACGCTGCGGCCTGCAGACGGGGAGAGCAGACGTTCAAGGTCTGAGAAGGCACCCATGATATTGTAGTACCAGGCGGGTGTGACTCCATCGGCAGGAGAGTTGACGACACCTACGTTGTCATGAGTCTCACCGTTCTGCATATACTCATCACATGCGGAGAGTTTGTAACAGATACGGGGGTAGCCGTTCTGGGGCGGAGTATAGGAGTGCTCAAAGTTCTCGGCAACGGCACGCAGACAGGAAGAGATGTCAAACTTGAGGGTCTCACCGCTCTCTGCCGGTGAGGAGAGGACGGAGACGGATTGACGAGACACGGGATCACCTTCAAGTACGGCGGTCACGGTGAGTTTGACGCGGTGGAACGCGCACTCACCGGCTATGACGGCGGCCTGTACCTGATAGACGATTGGTGAGCCTATAAGCGGGGATCCTGATGAAAGCAATAATCCTTGTGCCATATAGCGAGGAGGAGTTTACTGATTGGAGGTGATATCATCGGCAGCGGCTCCGGTTACACCGGTCTTGCTGCGGTCAAGAGTGGTCATGACCTCACGTTGCACCTGCCATACGAGGCGGGGGTCCCATTCATTATAGCGGGAGATGACCTCAAGCGGCTTGAGCATTATGTTCTGGGCGGGTGACTTGAGGATGAGACGCAGCAGATAACGCACACGGAGGTCTGAGCCACCGCCACCGCTGACTACGGAGACGGGGGTGGAACCCATGAGGCGGGCATCGAGACCCATTGACATAAAGACGATAGAGGCAATCTCGGCGGTCTCTTTCTCATTGGCATCGGCGGTGCTCTTGCTGTTGGCCTCAATCTCTACAATCTCAAAGCTCTTATGCTCCTTACCATCAGACCCGGTGAAGGTGAAACCTAAAAGGGACTGACCGGCATTGTTGCGGTTGGAGAGCCAGGTGTTGATCTGTGAGTAGAGCTGGTCACGATACTCGGCCTGTTTCTCAGGGTCTCCGGAGATTTGCTCATTGAGGTAAAGCTGTGCCAGGTAATCCTGATTGAAATAGATGACACGGCCTATGATATTGCTGTTACGCTTACGTGAGAGGCGGTCTGATATGATAGTTGAGAGGTACTCATAGATATCACCACCGAAGATACTCCACCATGCGGGGGTGGGGTAGTAAGGACGGCCCTCGGACGGATAGGCGGAGGGCAGCACAAAACGGGTGGGACGGTCCTTTGTGGAGACTTTCTTTTCACGGGCCTCACGTATCTTGGACTTGAGGGAGTCAAGGGGTGAGGCGGTATTGAGCGCGGGAACGGCTGTTATCTCACTGTCACGCGGCATGGTGCTGCGGCCCCAGGGGTCAAGCCAGCGGTTGCAGCAATAGACGTAGTTGATATGCCCGAACTTATCCATACGTTCCAGACGGGTGGTATGGCAGGGACGATAGGTGATACCTACTACACGGGGTTTCCACTTCTCAGTCTTGACAGGCTTATTGGTATCGGGGTCTATGTCCTGCTGGTTGAGCAAAAGTTCAGGGAAGCATATATTGAACAACTCCTGATCAAGTACCAGTGAGAGCCAAGTCTGCGGGAGGTTGTTACGCTCAAGGAAATCCTGTACGAGAGGGTTGGTCTTTTCCCAAGCCTCAAGGGCGGCTTTGAGCTTGCTTATCTGGTCACGGAGTGATGTTACAAGGTCATTGTAGGTATCCTCAGCATCGGCCGTGAGTTTGACGGGTTTATCATCCTTGGGATCGGGGTTGGCAGGTACGGTGTCATCGGGCTCCATACCGAGGTCAAGATCCATGTTACCCCAGGCGGCCTGCAGACGCAGGAGCTCACGCTGCTTATCCTGAATCTGACCGTGAAGGAAAGTGCCGGCATCCTTGTAGCGAATGAAACGGGTGGTTACATTACCGCCGACATACTGTGATATGTCATACATAGGCTGCGGGCCGAGGCCTGCACAAAGGTCCGTATTGAACTTGATTCCGGAGGCGGTGTATGGCAGCAGATGAACCAGCATGGAGACGATATTGGGCAGGGTATTGCCGTAACCCCACTCTATGTAACCCAGGTTTTCTGTGCCCTTTTTCTCTGTACCGGCTGTAACCTCATTACCCTCAGGGAAATAGAGGACGGGATAGCCGACACGGGAGTTGGGGCTATGAGCGTGTAGAGAGGAGGAGATGAAGGCTCCCCATGAGATGTCTGTGCTGTCATTGGGCACGATATGACGACCCGGTGTGAGAGCAATATAGCCCTTGTTTACCATCTGACGGGCATACTTGGAGAATTCCTTGTAGGAGACGCGATGGATGATGTCACGGGCACGGGTGTTATCAGTAGCGGTTTTATCTGCTTGTTTTGCCATAAGTGGGACAACTTTTTTATATAACCAAAGGTACTTACCGACGGCGCGGAGGGTGGGACAATATGAGAAACGATAAGGAGGCTATCCTCACGGACGGCCTCCAAACGCTGCAATCAGAAAGTATCTGAATAGCAGACACAAACTAATTACAAAACCTAATTCATAATTGATAATCAGATCAGACTGTATTATCCATAACCTTACAAATGAAAAAAGAAATGCTTGCTATCTGCTCGCTATTTTATGTCTCGTAGTAATGCCACATGAGGCCTTGCGGCTTGGTGGTGTCATTATCAACATGGATGTAGTTCTTACCGATGCCGATACGGCGGAAGCCGACCTGAATGGCAGCAGACACTATGGCGGAACGCTTAGCACTGTCTGTGCAACGGAAGTCAAGGGCGGTGCGGTGAGTGTGCGGACCGGAGCCGCTACGTTTCTTAGCCAGGTCCCATTCTGGGGAGCGGTAGGCACAGGTGACGATGAGAGGGAAACCACAAATTTCACGCATGGCATCGGCCATGTCCATTGTGATCTGGTCCATATCCTGCAGGGAGCAGGGGGGCGTTAGGCGGGTGAATTCGGCCTCTTTAAAGTACTTGGCGGTTACTTTTGGCATGACTGTTTAGTTTTCAATGTGAATAACATCAGATGATTCAGGTTCCTTATTAATGTTAAGGATTTCCTGAATGGCATCTATAAAGTTGGGAGTGCAGAAGTTCTCGGCAGCCTGAGAAATCATCAGGACCTCATCATCAGTAAACTCTGTCTCTCCTTTGGAGTTGTATATCTTGAGAGCCAGTGCATGAGCTCTGATACCATTGCCGTGCTTATAGATTACATCGGCAATCTGTTCCTTGACATCGGCCTCGAAAAAGTTCTTACGGGTAATGTCTGTGTAGATCTTTACGTTTTCAAAATTTATTTTCATAATCATCAATATGAAGGAGGTGTGTAAACCGTATCTCTGTCGTATTCCAACATAGCCGTGTATTTATACTGATCACCGGCAGAAGCATCGTAAATAAGCAAGACGGACAATCTTCTCTTAGGTGCTACACTAAAGGCCCAATCATAATTCGGTGTAAGTTGAGAGCCCCAATAATAGAGTAAAGGATATTCGTTTCTATTAAAAGGATAATAATCAGCAGAAACTTGAATGCGCGCCCGGCCAAAAACACCAATATTATAATTATTGCCAACATTCACTATATCCATCTTAAAGGTAAACAAAGAAGGATTAGTAGGATTATCAAGGAAGAAATCACGACCAATGGTTGAAAACATTGATTTTATATCAGGTAATACAACATAACAAAAATTATTATTATTTGAATTGACAATGATACGATTACTATACAAAGGAGGTTTGATCAAATGAATACTATTAGCTCGACTAAAAGTTATCAAATCACAGGCTACTCCTTCGACTATGCCATCCATAACAATATGACCGTTGCCAATCATTCCGTATTGGAAACCATATCTATTTTGATGGTTGGTAGCCATACGTGAATGATATGCAACATCAAGGACGTTAGCAGCAAAAAAGTTTTTGTACTGATCATTACTATTTATAAGACTGCTTGCTATGGTTATTTTTATACGCGAATTCTCTTTATAGTCGAATGTTACCAAACTTTCCACGTAATCGTTGACACCCGCGTTAATTGTTACTTTTTTTGAAGTGGAAACATTACCAAAAGAAGTTAAGAATACTCCTGCAGAGGCATTATTGGAGCCAAAAGTCATTTTAGCATTAGTGCCGGCTGATATAAGATTCTCAGATATGGTAAAACCACCAATATTACCTGAGGTTGCCGTTATTTTTCCGGTGATATCGGCTCCGGAGGCGGTGATTTTGCCATCTATATCTATCTTGACGTTTGGCGAACCTACGGGACCCATCTGGAAAGGATAGGTCTCTCCAGGGTCAATGATAAGAGCCTTAGTACGTGCCTGGTTATAGACACGTACTTTTTGGGCTATAATGTTGGCGGAGTTTATCTCCTCAGCAAACATAGCATCGACGACCACAAACTTGAAATGTACGGCCTCTTCCCAATGCTCAGGATCCAGATACGGCTGCACACTGTTATAGTAACCGGCGGCGGAGGTACGATGCTTTAAACGCCAGTATTTCTTTAAGGTTGTACCGGCACCTGCTAAGGCCTGCACGACATCACGGGTGCCGTTGCAGTAGTAGTAGGTGGCATTCTCAAGGTCTGACTGATGCTCGGCACTGGACTGCCAGGTGCCACGTGGATTATGTGTGCAGTCAATGATAGATTCATCCTCCATCTCACACCAGTCTGTTGGGAGGAAACCTTCCTCAAGTTTGATTTTGCCTATCTCTACCCAGGTGCGGAAGAGACGGAACAGGATTTGACGATCGTCATCGGGGGTCCAATGGCTATTACCGGAGATAATATCAAAGGTGGAGTGGGTCTTGAAGGTGAGGTAATGACGGGTCCAGCCTTGGGAATCGGCGTGTTCCTCATCATCTGCCAGGTAGAAGTTGGACTGACAGTCATAACGCCCGGATTGGACTGCACCATCAACAAACATCTGTTCGGTTGTATCGCCGACACCAGGATAGCAGTAGGCATCAAGACGGTTGTCATCAGACTCAGACTTGACATACCACCAGTTGACAGTGACGGTCTCACCGGCATCGCCACCCTGGCCCTGTGCCTTAAAGGCGTAGAATCCGACTTGATAGATACCCTCTGGGTCAAAGCACTCATAGAGGGCCTTTTGCTGTTCTGAGAGCGCATTATACTGTTCCTCGGTAATACGGACGGTATGATCTGATATAAGCCAATAGTCGCCACCGATATTAAGTATATCGCTCTCTTTTGTGGAGTCATAGACGGTCTTAATCTCGGAAACACGATTAGTGTTCCATCCTGTTCCCGAACCCATAGGACCGAAGATATAAGCCCTGAGACTGACGGGCTGGGCGGCGGCACGGGCAGCAGCGGAGCAATGACCATTCAGTACCAGACGATAACTACCCTTGCGAAGGTATATCTGCTGAAATTGGTGAGAGAATCCATACGCATTACTGGTTACATTCAGATAACGACGGAGACGGGTATAGAATGACAGAGTGTACCAGGTGGAGGGTTTGAGCAGACGGCCCTTAGTGGGGTCCTGATGATAGACAACCTGTGTGAGGTAGTCATTACAGGTGTTATGGTTCCAATCAGCGTTATACTCATACGGCTCACACTGGTAGCCGGCACAGGCTCCTATGGCCTCGGGGTTGACACGTCCGTTGGTGAGAGCACCCCAGACCTCAGACAGGTCTCCATCAAAGGCGGTATTACGAAGCAACTGGGGACGGATGGCCAGATTATAGAAACTGCTGAGGCGCAGGATTTTCTGGTTGAGGTTGGGATTGGTGGTGTATTGTATGTACTCACACTCCCACAGGAATGACTGCATTTGTGTGGGGTAGGTGGGGCAACCTTGAGAACCTTTAATATACCAGCCATGTTCTACGTCAAGGTTTTCGGTTGAAGGGGGTGCCTGGGTGGCAGTAAGGCAATAGTAGAACTGATCTGACGAGATACCGTTACCGGTAGGGCCGGTGTTGCCAACCCGTCCATCGACTACTATTGGAACAACCTCACGGTCTATCAGACCTATCACATTGGCGTAGTTCTCATTGGGGTCGCTGATAGTGGCACTGGAGTTGCTACAGATAATAAACTCTACGGCCTTGTAAAGGGATACATCTATGCTTTTGAGGTATGAGTTATAATTGGCTGTAGTGTATTTGCGGAAAGAATTGTTGCTGTAATCCCAACTATCATCAACACGTTTTTTACGACGGAAATAAATCTGATAACCGTCAAAAGCACTTGTACTATCTGCTACGATGGTCGCATCCGTACCCTGAGTCTTGACATATCCGCACTTGAGCTGGACGGTAGCAGGATTATAGCCATTAGCATCAGTACGGCCTATAGAGAACTGGTCTGTTGAGGGGTTAAGCTGATAGACGGCAGGAGAATCACCTTTGGCACCACCTTTTACACGTACAACAGAGAATACTATGCTGTAATTGGTCTTGGGGGTAAAGGTGACTTCATAGCGGTCGGCACTGATGACTGTTGCTGTAGGTATGGTCCATGTTATGTCATAGTAATTAGCCGTAGCAGTAAGGGGAGAAACTGACGGTGTGATACCTGCCAACTGTATGGTGGACGGGTCGGGTCGTGATATGGTCTTGAGCGTAGCACCCTCATACAAACGCAGACGGGTGGTGATGACCACCTGTCCGGTGGTCTTGCCTGCGGAGTCTGTGGGTATGACATCGGACTCGTTAGAGAGGTCAACGGTGAATGGATCTACAGACTCATGCCCCCAGACTGAGGGACCGTCTATAGAGTATTCGGGGGTATCATCAGTGCCATCAGGCAGGAGGTAGATGATCTGGGTGCAACGCCAGAGATATTTATTGGTGGCGTTATAGGTAACGGCATCAAGGGTTGACCAGCCAGCCCAGTCCTCAAGTGAGGCGGGGACGGCGGGAGCCGTATCGGAGGTGGTGGTCTTGAAACGGCTGACGATGCTCTTGACTCCACGACCGGCAGGACCGGTTATGCTCTGGCCATCGGCTACGATAGGGATGGACTCTGTGTCAATGATTCCAGCGATGTTGTTTGCCTGAACACTGGATCCGGAGACGTTATTGGCTATGACGAACTCTATCTCCTTGAAATCAGCAACAGAGAGATTGACGAGTTTCTCTGTTTTCTTATCGGCATACTTATAATAAAGACCATCCTCCCAAGTGCCGGTACTGCGGCTCTTGCGACGGAAATAGAGGTTGAGACTGTCAAACGCGGCAGAGACCTCATTGACTATGGTTGTGGTATTACCTGTTTTCTTGACATAGCCACATGTGGGACTTATGGTAGAGGGGACGTAATTGTTACCGTCACGGGCTACGTTATACTGAGCGGCAGAAGGGAGTATCTGATAGACGGTAGGACTTACTCCTGCAGCACCTCCTTTTACCTTGGCCAAAGAGAACACGGCGGAGAAATCACTATTGGCGGCTATCTCTATGGCAAGATTCTCAAAGTTGATGGTGGTGTTAGCCGGGATAGTCCAAGTAAGGGTGTAACCGGTGGCGGTGTTGGAGTCAGGGCTGACAACTGGCGCGATACCTGCTATCTTGAGATGATCGCCCGAGGGTTTGTTGATGCTCTGAGCGGTGGCACCTTTATACAGATGTATAGACGTAGAAAGGATTATCTGGGCTGTGGTCTTACTCTGGGAGTCTGTGGGTATGATATCAGACTGATTAGTGAGGTCACAGATATAGACATCATCGGCATCATGTCCCCAGACGGTAGGGCCGTCTATGACGAACTCGGGAGAGGAGTAGGTTCCATCGGACTCCAGATAGACGGTACGGACACAGCGGAAGAGGTATTTATTCTCAGAAGAATAACCAGCAGCACTGAGGGCTGACCAACCCGCCCAGTCGGTATCGGAGGCACAAGCGGGGGTTGTACCGGTGGAGTTAGCCTTGAAACGGGTATCCATAGAGTAGATACCACGACCTTGGAGGCCTTGAGAGCCCTCGGTGAACACACGGATATCATGACGCTCTATGACGATGGAGCCGTACTTGAGGATGAAGCTGATGACGGTGTGGTTTGCCGTGGCTATGTTGGTGCCGAGAGTATAAGAGGAAGCTGCTGCGTTGTCTATGCTGACCTGTACGGAGTAACCTGCAGGGACGGTGCCCTGCTGGGTGGCGGTACCATCGGCATTACGGAGGATAAGACCACAAGAGACCTGAGCGGGGTCATAGGAGTCATCCTCCTTATGTATGATTGTGGAGTGTGACGGTACCAGGTCATAGTCTATGCCGTTCTGGCCGAGCGAGCCGCCAAACTCCACGTAGGGGTCAAGTTCCGTACCATCAGTAAGGATGGTGACGGCCTTGTGCCAGAGATAAGGAGTGGCGGTGACGGGAACCGGTATCTGGCCGCCAGGTGCTACGAGCACCCAGCCGGGGTCATTGACGGCAGGGACGGTGCGGGTAGCCGTGAGCAGATAGTAATTGTTGATATGATCAACGCTTACAGCCGGTTTCTGGGCTGAGAGGGCAAAGGTGTTACTTATCTGGGGTTGCATATAGGCAAAACGGGGCAGCGAGATTTATTTACGTAGTAAAAGTATTATTCGGGACGAGTGGAAATGGGACAAAAAGTGCTCCGCACCGAGACGCGGGAATGGACGTTCGGTGCGGAGCGGGGTGAAGGGCTGAAGGTGTATCAGGTGGCAGCGATGAAACCGGATATCTTATAGCCGTGAGCGGCTATGAAGTCATACGGTATCTGGAAGGTGGCCTTGTGGTCTGTGACGGTGACAGACGGATAACCGCTGGCAGAAGAGGGAATAACCTCCTGCTGGCCGTCATAGAGGGTAAGGACGAAGGTAGTGTAACCGGCATTGATGGCGGTGGGGTCATCCATGGTGGCGACCCAGGCGTTGATGGTGACGGTCTCACCGGGAGATACCTGACCGGAATAGTCACTTGAACCGTTGTTGAATGAGATGTAGAGAAATTCCGGATCCTGGGTGTCATCGACAGAGACGAAGGCAGTGGCTATACGGTTGGTATAGCCGCTGTCTGAGAAGAAATCACAACGGAGGACGAGGTTATCAACTACTGACGGGGTGCCGTCATCAGAGTTCTCATAGACGGTGGGTGTCTTGTTATTCCTGATAGAGGAAATCTCAGCATTGGTGGCGGCATTGAACCACTTGACCCAGAAGAGGTTGGTGTTGATGACAGCACCATCCTCACCATAGAGAGCAGCCGTAAGCTGTACGGTCTGACCGGGCTGACTGATGATAGCACTCTCGGGCGTTACCTGACCGAGGTAGCCTTGGGTGGTCATCTGCGAGATCTTGACATCGACACTGGCCTCAAAGGCGATGGTGCTGCCGGCAACGAGCTCGGTGGAGCCGCGGAAGGCGATGGTGTCAAGGTCAAGGTTGCTGTCAGATGCAAGGTTGCCTATGACGGTGAGGGCGGGCAGGACGTAGTTGACTCCGGCCAACTCGACAGTGATGGTGCCTGACTGGAAGAGCGGGTCATTGGCCGCATCCAGGTAGTTGGTGGAGCGGCCGTTGGCATCAAACAGTATCTCTACCTCATTGTAGTACCAGTGGCGCGATGAGAATGAGCTGTTGGGTATGTATGAGGCACCCTTGCGGACCACGGGGTAGATGGTGGGACGCGCTGAGGGGGTGTTTTTCCAGTCCGGGATGGCGTTGTGCGTGACTACGTTGTAGTTCTGGGAGAGGGCTCCTGCGACTCGAAGCGAGCCGGTGAGGGAGACTCCCTCCTGGAGGGCGGTCAACGCAAAATGGTTGGAAATGGAGGGCTCAGGCATGACGTTATGCGTTTACGGATTCTACGAACTCGTTATAATCCTTAAACTCCTGGTAGGCCTCAGCGTCATAGAGGTCATTTTCCTTGAGGAGTTTGGCGAGAGTCTTGCGGAGGAGCTTGTGTTCCTCATCGAAGGGGTAACGGTCACTGATGACCTCATCCTTGACGTTATGAGGCAGGCGGGTATCAGATATGTCATAGACATCATACTGATACTCTACGATGGTCTCCTGAGCGGCGGGGCCGTCCTCTGCCTGGGGATCATACTCGGGGTTGGGATTCTCTATGCGCTCCTCATTCATGAAGTAGAGGCCGCGGTTACTGCCTGTGAACTTGTGGAGTCCGAGAGCCTGACGCTCTGAAAATTTTTGCTTTTCCATTTGTTTTATGATTTTGTGGTTAATGTATGCGGTTAATATTCTGTGAGTCCTATCTTTTGACGTATGAGGGCCTCCTCTTCCTCGACGGTATAGACGGTGCCCTGGAAGTAGAGTCCCCGCCAGTCTTTCTCTATGACAGCATCACGCCAGGGGAGTTCATGGGTGCGGAGTTCCTCGACCAGCAGGCGTGCGCCGGTGTTGTAACGGACGAGGCCTTCACCCTCGACGATGGCCTGCACATCGAAGTAGGCCTCACCAAGGGTGTCTTTCTGAGTAGAGACACGCTCACGGGTATCGACAATGGTCTGACGCTTACCAATGAGCATATCGGCCTTACGGGGATAGCCGGCGAAACGGGTTGATTTCTTGGCACTCATGCTACGTGACGGTTATTATCGTGATACTCGACCTTATAGCGGAGGTGGCGTGAGTTGCAGACAGAGAGCATTCCGTTGTAACTGGCTACGCTGCGGCTACGGTGACGGGTACGGACGTATCGTTTCTTAGTATCGGAGGTGAGGAACACCTTTCCGTTAGGATAGAAAACAAACCCGCAGAAACGCACGGGAGCGGAGTCCATGCGGCGTATCTGGGAGGGTTTGAAATGGAGACGCAGAGTGCGTATGGCAAAGTCCTGCGCCAGACGACGTATGCGCCAGAGTTCCTCTTTGGTGGTTGCCCAGCAGAAGAAATCATCAGCAAAGTTGATGAGGTTGGCACCGTTCTGCTTGAGATAACGTACCAGCGGAGTCATATAGAGGCTGGCGACGAGGTGTGACCAGGGGTCGCCGATGGCCAGCGTGCGCATCTGCATGAGGTGGTCACGGAAGAGAGCGAGCGGTACAGGATCATGGACGATGCTCTCTATGTAACGCATGGCTATGACGTTACGTATGTGGTCATAGTACTTGGAGATATCGCCCTGCCAGATATAAACGCACTGTGAGGAACGTATGGCACGCTGCATCTTTGTGACTACGCTCCAACGGGGATCACGGGCGGTGACACCGCGGCCAGGAAGGCCGGCACACATATCGTCCGTTACCTGACGGAGTACGAGAGGCTCAAAAGCCCCTTTGTAGAGGTTCTGAACACAACGGTCACTCTGAGGCAGGACGGATATATAGCGTACTTTCTTACGGTCACGGAGCGGGAAATGGCGGTACTGGCCTACGTGGTAGGTTCCGGAGTGAATCTGTGCCATGGTCTGCTCACAAAACGCGGGTATATCATCCATAATGACACGTACCTCGGCCTTCTGCCGCTGACGCTGTGACTTGCCGCGGTAGGAGACATGACAGGCCTCAGTGAGGTTACTGCTGTCATAGATATATGCACGTGTACTTTTTCTCATTATACCGTTATGTTCAGTTATTACTCTCTACGGGACGGCCTTAAAGGCAGTCCTTATGCTGTTTTAAGGTCCAGTCACCTGTGTGCGCCGATTGCGGGGGTTCTGACTATCCCCGCGTCCTACAACCCACTTATACTGTGTTGGCGGACGGGATTCCTGCTCCCTCTGTAAGAAATGTCTGCTCCCTGGTATGAGCTGGCTCTGCAACTGCCTCTTCCCTGAGTCCGGCCCGAGGGCAACACACAAGGCATGAGGACTTATTAAGATGTTCCAAACCGTGCACGCACGGCTATGTAGAAGATCAGTGTATATAGGTAGGGCCTATATTGGCGCAATGGTTACGAAACCGATGTTCGAGTTCGAATTCGAGGGCGAATTGTTAGCGTTCAACGTAAACGGGGACAGGTTCGAATTGTTAGCGTTGTTACCACGACGGAACCCACGGACAGAACGGGAATATTGCAGCCGCCATTTTCCACCATGACGCTTCATGGGGTCAACCTTCACCGGAGACCGCTACTATCACTTGGCGGGGTTGATGCCTCCGGCATGGGATTTTGTGCCTCCCAGCGAGGCGCGGTGGCGGGGTCTTTCACCCTATTCATAATCCGCCACCGCGAATGCTATGCAGGTGCGAATAAATGGCTCACACCTGCGTGGGGCGCGGACCAGAGGCCCGCGGATAACGACTACTCCGGGAAGTCACCTGCGATTTGAACACAGGTGCCGAAACCGAAGCCCGAGTACGAACTCGAGGGCGAAGAGGCAGCGTGCAACGAAAACGGGGACAGGTGCGAATAGGGAGCGTAGTTACCACGACGGAACCCACGGACAGAACGGGTGCCTGCTGAGGCGTTGGAGCCGGTGAACCAGTTATAGCCGCACACGTAAGTATGCAAGCCACCACCGGTAGCATTGGCAGCATTCTTAGCCAGGAAGATACACCTGTCATTATAGTCCTTACGGTAGCCCTCAGGTTTGCCTGTAATCTCACCAAGATAGTCATAGGCACTCTCAAACGCCAGAGGTGTGGAGGTGGAGAGATTCTCATTGGTGGGAGACTTGAGCATGTTTGCCTGCAGAGGCTGATAGTAGGCCTTGTAGGTACCAGAACTGTCCTCGGTGAAGATGAGACCACTGACCCAGCGTGAGGGTGCGACATCGGTCTGCCAGCCACGATAGAGAGCGGTTGAGAAGAGGAAGTCAATACGGTTGCCTGCAACGGATGAGCCGGTGGTAGGATCAACACTGCCAGAGGCGAACTTGCAGGAGAACATCTTCCAGATGACACAGGTCATGGCACCCTCGGACGGACCGGCGAAGCCATCGACATGCCTCCACTTGTAGAGGTTGCCCTCGAAAGCGAACCAAGTGAGCTCTGCAATGTTGTTCTGGAGAGCATAGATCATGACACGCTGACGCTCGAAGAGTTTCCACGGCTGCCTCCAAGAGTTGAGCATCTGACCCAGATAGGTGGAGCCACCTGCAAAGCCGGTCTTGCTGAGAGCAGCATAACGGACGGTGGTACCGTCAGAGCCTACATAACGTGCGCCGTTGACGGCAGCAGTGTTAGAGGCCTGGAAGTTGGCGGCAGCTACAGCGTCATTACTGCTGTTACCGGAACCCATGAGTGATGAGCGGTGAGCATCGAAGGTACCACCCTCGGCAATGATATGACCGGTCATGATCTCGACGGCACGGGCGTGCTCGTTAAAGAACGGCTCGGTCTTGGTGGAATCAGCGTTGAGGTTCATGGCGTACTGCTCGCCGGTGGGGAGGTCGAGGTCTGTGGTCTGCAAGCCACCTGCGCCACCGAAGATAGAGGCAGAGCCGTCGTATGAGTCAGTGACACCATCGCCTACACCTGAATAGACGAACTTACCCTCAAGGCCGGCCATAGCGGTGTATGAACCGTCAAATGAGGAGTTGCAGACGGAGCGCATCTCAGTCTTATTGGTCTCTGAGTTGAGGTGTGCAACCACGTTGTCAGGGCTGAGACCGAAAGGCTTGATATGCTTGGCGGAGTGACCCTGCCACTCAAACATGGCACGTGAACGGAGGAATACGTCATAGACGACACCACCTACTGTGACATGACCGCTAATCTCATAGAGGTCAACTATGTTGGTGATGTAGCAGTCACCGTCAGAGCCATCGAGAGAGACAGGATGGCCACCTTGGTCAACATACCAGTTGAGGGGGTTGAGGACATGGAGGGGCTTACCGGTACCACGTTCAACCAGAACGGGACGGAGAGCATCAAAGACAGACTCCATACCTACACCACGTGAGTAGGTCTTGAAGCCGAGTGCGGGATCAGAGATGCCGGCAACACGGACATAACCCTCGACGTTATGGCCATAGAGGTCAGAGAGTGCCTCGACAGAGGACTTGAGGCTTTCGAGTTGGTCTGTGAGCAACACACCTCCGGACTGGAGGATAGCCATGACCTGCTCTGGAGTAGCCTCAACGAGTGAGCCCTGTGCCGTAAGAACATACACCTTGGAGATGGTTTCTCCGGCGGGCAGTGGTTTTGCTTTACTCATTGTTGTACTTGTTTATAGGGTTTGACATTTTAGTTACGCATAAACATGACATCGCCGGCAGAGGTCTGCATGACATCATTACCAGAGGTTATCATGGCATCATAGGGGCCACGGAAGATGACGTTGGGATCCACGATATACTTGGTGGCGTTGTTACTGCGCAGACGGGTGTCAGGCACAGTGACAATGACATCGGATGAGTCAAGGTGGACGGGAGTCTGCTGAGAGCCCTGCTGGCGCAGCACCCAGGAGCAGAGGAGCCAGTCACGCTGCTGTGCGAGCGTGAGGTCCGGCTGCTTGCCACGGTGTACCATAAGACCGAAGGTCATCTCAGTGGTATCAGACATGACCTTATCACCACCGAGCGAATAGACGTAAGGGCGGAGGTCAGGATAGAGCCATGAGATTGAGCCGGTAGCCATGGCGGCGATATCGGGGGCCACAGAGGAGGCCTCTGTATTGATGCGACAACGTATGGAGATGGAATCCACATAATCCACATCAATGACCAGAGTGCTGGTACCCAGACCGCTGACATACCAATACTTATCCTGTGTGACGGCAGACCAGTTGGCACCGTTGTCAAGACTGTAATCCCAGAACCATGCGACATCGGCTGTCTTGACGGCAGAGCCGAGACGGGCCTCTCCTACAAAGGAGTACTGTGTGGAGGGTGAGGAGAGGGGATGGTGATGACGGGTGCGGGCAGAGAGAAGCTCGACACACCACTGCTCATCGGCATGGAGCACTGCCACGAGGGTGATGGTATCTGACAACACCAGCGGCGTGCTGGTACGGGGGTCAGTGACGCGACACTCGCAATAGATGGTGGCGGGAGTGAGGTGTGTGAGGTTCTTACGTACTACAAGCTGGTCTGAGTCAACATAATAATCGGAAGAGGGGCTGGTAGAGGTTATCTGCTGGCCGTTGACATACCAATAGACCGTAGGCGAGAGGGCCGAGGGATCTATGATATGGTCGGGGTCTGCCACCATCCACTGAGGACGGAGACGGAGCGGACCATCGACACACTGACCATCATCATACATGGGGGCATGGGTGTGGTCTGGGTACCACTCATTTGCCGTAGGACGGTAGAACTGCGTGGTACTCATGCTATCCTGCGCCACTATCTTGATGAAGGTGTTTGGTGGCGGATAGCTGACGGTAACGGCCAGCGGCTTACTGTTATTTAAGTGTCTCATACGGACCTACGAATTGAGAGTTTACGGTTCCTGCTGCTCCTGTTGCGGCTGGTTGACGGTGAGAGATGTGGCCATGAGGTCATACTCCAGTACGTGCTGAATGACGTAATCAACAAGGTCCTTTGGCTTGATGGTGCAAGGCAGACCATCTTTATCAACAGCCATGAGGAAGGCAACGTTATCAGCACCCTGAGCCTCGGGAGCGTCACCACTGAGAGCAGCACGAATGGCCTCGGCTACGTCAAACAGTTTCACCCACCAGGTATGGTCAGTAACAGGATGACCCAGGTTGTTAGGTTTGAGAGACTGGAATACGGCAGTCTGATTCTGTACGGTATCCAGAATGTCATAATTGAATTCAGGATCATAAGTTCCCTTGGGCTTGGGAATTAAACGACCTACCGGTTTGCGCGTGGTAGGGGCATCATTCTGAGGTTCGGGCATTGTTATATCAATTTAAATGGTTATGACTCAAATTCAAGATATCCGGTCTCATAGTTGATATGGAACTCACCGGAGCTTACTCCTTCCTGCATCAGATAACCGGAATCAGGTTCCAGATAGAGAAGCAGAGGTTCATTACCCTCTTCAAGATCGGTGACACGCTGGGCAAGAGAATCGCTACCATTCTCAAGGTCCGACACACGCTGTGCGAGTTCCTCGACCTCATGGACGAGTTCATCGGGGGAGCCCTGGCAATCGGACGGACGGACGCGGCAGCGCAGACGGAACTGCTGACCTACGGCATGACGGAGCAGACGGATGACCTGCGAGCCAGTGACCTGGACGGGAGTCATGACGCTCCACGGCTGTGCGCTGGAGAGGCGGGTGTCTATTGAGACCTGTACGGGGTCTGACGAGGGGAAGGTTATCTGCACCACCAGACCGCCTTGTAGGGGGTTGGTGACGTAGTTGTTACCGGATTGCTGATAGTAAAAAGGGATGTTCTCCATAAGACCATTGTTTTGATAACAAATGTAGGAGAGGAGGTCCCCGCGGGTGGGACAAAAATTTTATTCAGAGAGGCTGTAGAGTCAGCGACGAGAAGGTAGCGGGGCACACATACCGCTGAGATTGGTAAGATGGAACTTGACACCGAGGACGAGGGTGTCAAAAGCATCGGTGCCATCAGTACGGAATTCGAGGCGGACGGCATCATCGGCGTTCTCGGATAGTTTCTCACCGGACTTGCACTTACGGAAGCCCTTATAGCCTATGGAGACCTCGGCATTGGTAAGGGCTACACAGAGGGCCTCATTATTGTCAAGGTTGATACGAATGCCCGGATAGGAGACTCCGGCCAGACATTCATTGATATACTTATGCTTGGCCTCGTGCTCATAAGGATGGTGCATATCAACCGCACGGACGGTCCATCCGAAACGGGTGAGTTCCTGTATGACGACATCCTTGAAGTCCTGCTGACCGGCGATGGCATAGCCTTTGAACTTGGCAGTGGAGTCATAGAAGTAGGTGACTTCCTTATTCTTGGCCATCTTGGGACGGTAGTAACGGTGCCAATCGGCCATAAGTTCACGGAGCTTACGTTCATGCTTGACAAAGAAAGACGAGAGGACGTTGAGGCACTCACAGCCGTCACGCTTATAAAGTTGGCCGGTGACGACCCAGTTGATATTGGCGTTGTAGTCCATGGCGATATAGAGGGGGAGGTCATCGACTACATCACCATCAAGGGTACAGTCTTTTAAGGCACTGAGCATCTCAAAGTCTGGGGTCTCATACTCATTGGTGACACCATTGGCGGCGGTGGTCTTGCGGCGTACTATGTTCTTATCTATGGCCGGGCAGTCATCAGGTATATAACCGTGGACGTTATCAAGGTCAAGATTGGAATAGAAGCCGTCATTGGTCTTGACCATCTTTTTATTGAGTATGGAGATGGCAAAGACCACGGGCGGCAGGTCACGCTGCATACGTGCTATATAAGACTCACCAAGCAGATCAACGTTATCCAGTGTGCTGGTGCGGAAAAAGCAGAAGGCATTACTCTGGAGTGACTCTATGTAACGACGGTAAGAGCGGGACTCACGGATACGGGCTATGTCAAAATCCTGCTCGGGGGTGATGAGATACTTATGGCAGTAGAGAAGTTCGGCCTGCTGAGGTGTGATGAGGTGGTGCGAGATGCACATGTCAAGTACGGCCTTATTGATACGAGGGCCGTAGTTGGGCAGTATGCGGTAGGGTCCCTCATGATTCATGATAGCCTGTGCCTGAGCGCGGACGGCATCTATCTGCTCCTTACGCAACACTATGAGCGAGCAACCATCCTTACGGGCGGAGCGCAGGAGGTCACTGTACTGCATGACACGATCAGCATAGGCTGTAAGCTCTTCCTGAATCTGACGGTAGGTGCGGTCCTGATAGGGACCGAGGGTGGGATGGTTATCGAGGAGTTCCTCCTCATGCTCCAGCCAACTGCCTTTGATGGTGAGGGAGGCATCGGACACAAAGCAGGTAGAACGGTAGAGGGGGTTGAGGTCTGAGAAGGACTCAAGACCGTAGGGGTGTGTGATACCGGAGAGGGTAGGCATGATTTCTCCGTCTATCTTGGACTTGCTCATGTACTTGCACTCATCACCTATAATACTGTTACAGGTGATGGAGTTTGCAGAACCGACGACAGCCAGTGATATGAGTTGCCAAATGGTGCCGTTGGCAAACCAGATGACGTTATCATAGGTCTTGGGGCGTACTATGGGTTCCTGAGCAAAACGGGGCGGACGGCCCCAACCGAAATGGACTCCCTCCTTGAGACCGAAGAAACGCTCTATGGCGGCAATAGTACCAGGGACGGTACGGGTGTAAAGCTGCTTGCGGGAGTTGCCGAGCCAGAGGTTTGTGGCTCCAGGCATTGACATGGAGACACGGTAGATACGGGGACCAATCACACCATCGGTCTTACCGAAACGACGTGAGCCGAGAACACGTAAATCCCTTGCACCAACGCGGTAGATGCGTTGCTGCATGGGATTCATATAGACGTAGCGCGGTTCACTCATTGGTTCTCATCAAAGACATCTTTCTCTGGCTCCGGCTCGGGCTGCTCATCGGGTATCTGCCATTCACCATCAGGAGACTGGATGAGGTCTGTGACTTGTTTATCAGTAAGACCGTACTTACGGGCCATGCGACGTTTCTCCTCATCGGTATAGTTAACGCGGTCACGTTTGATTATGCTGACATCATCTGTGATACCGATATCCATTGAGGGCATCTGCTCTGCAGGATTGTCACGCTGCTCAAAGTTGTGGTTGAGTCGCATCTTGATTTCGGCACCGGACTTGACGGCACGGGAGTCTGCGTTTTTCATGCCTTCACGTATAAGCCAATCAGAAGCATCCTGGACTTTGGCACGCTCGATATGCTCTGTGGAGACGGAGAAACGACCTACGAGATGGTCAAAGAGAGCCACGTCATTGGATATCTCTGTTATGGTGCGGTCTTTACCGGGAGTGATACGGAGGACACGGACGAGCTCCTGAGCGCGGGCATCACCGCCACCGGCTTTTTCAAGGATGACGGCATACTCGCGCTGTGCTATGGAGCGGATGAGATCCTGAGCACGTATCTGCTTATCGGTAAGCCAGACCTGATAGGCCTCATAGACTATCATAGCACGTAAACGCTGGTCGGGGGACATGCGAATACGGGAGATATTCAGGCCTCCTTTAAGCCAGCGTTCTACGAGATCTATGTACTGCGGGGATAATCGACCCATTCAGGATAATTGAGAATTGAAAATTGAGAATTGAGAATTAACAAAAACCTGCATTAAGCCTTGGTGTCAGCTTCCTTGGTTTCCTTTTTGGATTCCTTTTTGGCATCGGCTTTAGCGGCTTCTTTGGCTGCTTTCTTATCGGCGGCTTTCTTTTCTTTCTCCTCCTGCTTGGCGGCGTTGAGGCGTTGGTTATCGGCTTTACACTCAGCAATTATGGCATCGAGTTCGGCAGCCTCTTTCTCTGAAATGAGAGGACGTAACTGAGCCATACGCTCCTCAAGGCCCTTGATGCGGGTGTCAGTGTTGTCCTTATCCTTACGGGTGATGTATCGGGTGAGTTTGTCTATCTCCTCTTTCTGAGCGGCAGCCTTAGCACGGGCCTCGGCCTGGGCGGGGTCATTGGCATCAATATCGGCAATAACCTTGGCCTTGAAGGCATCCTGTTCAGCACCTATCTTATCCCAATAGGGACGCAGGATGGTACGGAGCTCATCGGGTTTCATGCCCTGCTGGACGATTTCATCAATGAAGGTCTTATCCTCCTTGAGGCGGACATAGACTACGGCGAGTTCATTATCTACCTGAGCGTAGATGTTCTCATACTGCTCTGTTTTCTCAGCAGCCTCTTTTGCGAGGGGTGCGACCTCCTCCTCGGGGCGGCCATCCTCGGCCATCTGCTTGGCACGGGTAGAGGCCTCGGCAGCGGCGGCGCGGATATCACGGACGCGGGTTACATCCTCACGCAGGGCGGGTGAGAGGAGGAAAGCAAGCTGGTCAAGATGCGGAAGGTTCTCTGGTGCTCCGGAGATGAAAGCGGAGGGAGCGGGTGCACCCATATCGGCACGACGACCAAAGAGGGTCTGCTCATTCTCTTTTCTTTCTGCTTCGGCGGCTGCGGCGGCGGCACGAGCGGCGGCTTCCTCACGGGTGGGACGGCCTACATGCGGAGTGAATGAGGGGGCGGCGGCTGCGGCGGCACCGAGGTCGGCCGTCACGTCATTAAGGGTGGAGTCCATGAAACGGTGCATACCGGAGATATAACGCTTGTAGTCACGTACCATACGGGCATCACGCACGAATGGACGGGCAGCGGGGACGGATTCCAACAGGGCGAGACCGCTCTCAAAAGCGGGGTCAAGTTCGGCACGAGGGAGGCCGGCATCGAGGCGCGGCAGGGTGTTGGCGCAGAAATCCTTTAACTGGTTGAAAAAAGACTGTTTCTGCTCCTGAGACATCTGTGGGTAGAGAATCTTGGACATAATAATGGGGTTTTGGGGTTTGTTTATACCCAAAAGTAGGGATTACACCACAAGAATAGGGACAAAAAAGCGTTCCCCACAAGCCCGGGGCGGGGCAATGCGGGGAACGGCACCTGCTGACTACGGTGTGAAGGGTTATGCCTTGGTGTACTCCTTGGTGACAACACTCGAGTCGTTGAGGCCAGACTTGACAGCGATGGCCTTGACAGTGGTTGTGGCACTGATGGTGAATGCTGCGGAATAAACGGGGCTTGCCAGGGTAGGTGTTGAACCGTTGAGAGTGTAGTGTATCTCGGCACCTGCAGTGGCGCAGGTGATAGATACCTCACAGGTCTCACCCTCACCAAATGAGGCGGGAGAGATAACGGGATCAGCAACCGACTGTGTGGGGTCTGATGAGGAGGCACGGAGTGATTCCCAACCGCCCTGCGGAGCCTCGACATAGAGGTTCTGATACTTGACACCCTTGAGCTGGAACTGCAGGGATGTCTGGCGATCATCCTCAGGAGCGGCACCGGTGGTGCTGTTGATTCCGTCGGTATCGGCCTCGACACGGTTGTTGGGGTCATACATGATCTGTGTGTCCTCACCATCGACTACGATGATACCGATGTCAAGGTTGTTGAAAGCACGTGAGAGCTCGGAGACCTTGCGGTTGACGGCATCAATCACTGCCTGGTACATAAGGTTGAATCCCTTGTTAGGACCCTGTGAAGAGCCTTGAATCTGCTGGGTGTTGCTCTTGAGCTCTATCAGATAGAGACCCTTGCCTGCCTTGAATACAGGGGTGCTATAGACATTGCGGGTGCGGGTGAGAGGAGCAGCCAGGTCAGACTTAACAAAGAAATATGCCTTATTGGAGGTGCCTGCAATGTTCTCATTGCAATTATTCTCATTGAGAAAATCTTCAAGAATGGGGCAATTCATATTGTTAAAGTTTTATTTGTTTGACAAATGGTCCAAAACAGGGCGGGCACCCGAGAGTACCCGACCCTGATAGGGATTGCTTATTCGAAGAATGCAGTCAGACCCATTGGTACACCGGTGGCCTCAACAGTAATGGTAGCCTCAGTTGAACCTGTGCTCCAACCAACGAAGGTCTTTCCGTCCGCAGGAGTAGCTACGATTGTAAGCAAGTCACCAGCCTTGAACTCCTGAGGATCAGTGTAGGCAGCACCGTTGACGGTAACTGAACCATAACCGGCCTTATCAATGGTGATAACCAGACGTGAGTTGGTGAAGTCACCGTTGACTACGTTAGGTGTGAGCGGGTTCTGGATGGTACCATCGGAGATGACGAAGGCGTATGACAGCGGATTGAGCAGACGGGCACCCTGGATGGACTGAATCTGGAAGATTACATCCTGAGCGTCATCGTCTGAACCGAACTGTACCTTAACGAATGACTCATTGCTCTCTGAATCCACACCATACTGCAGGTTGTTGGGTACTGTTGCCATGAGGCGAGTACCAACACCCCAAGCATCGGACGGAGTGAACACTACGCGAGGCATCTCGGGGATGGTGAATGAGCCGTTAGGATTGCCGTCGGCACCGAGCAGATAGTTGACCTTGATGTTACCGTGGAACTTGTTGCTGTAACCCTGAGCGATGTAAGAGCCGCGAGCGAGGTCACAGTGCAGGATGATCTTTTTCTGCTGACGCAGACGAGGATTCCAGCGCATGTACCAGTCATACACGGTATCATAAGGTGTGCTGTCATGAGCATTGCTGGGAGCGGTGATGGCATCGCACTCAACGATGTTACCGTTGGCAGCATTGATGACACCGGCCTCCATATCCTTGCGGATAAGAGTGTGGAAACCGTCATAGAGAGACAACTTGGCCTTATCGGGGTCAGAGTTATTCTCAAGTGACATGTCACCAAAGAAGAGGTTTGAGGTCAGGTCCTCAGCGTAAGAAGCGAGGATAGCCTCAACAGCGACAGTTGAGAGAGGATACTCACCTCCGGCCTTGCCGTCGGTGCCAAACGGTGTCTCGACGTAGTTGTCAATGTTGTCCTTGTAACGGTTCCAAGAGAGCTTGGCAACCAAGGTGCGCTCCTTGAGGAAACCGATGGAGTTTGCAACAGGAGTGCCGACAACCTTACGACGAGTGGTACCACCCTTGCGTACAAGGAAGGTATCGGTCTTTTTGTACTGGATTCCGGAAATCACCTGGATTCCAAGACGATCCATGAGTTCAGGATCTGAGTAGGCAGGACCCATGATGATGTTCTTACCTACCTGCTCGGCCACATGGGTCAGAGCATCCTTTCCGATGAAAGCTGTGTTTGCAGACATAATAGGAATTGTTTAAAGATGAATAACTGGTTGATTACACGTTGTGGTTCTTTTTCCACTCAGCACGGATCTTGGCATTCTCCATAGGAGACTTGCTGGGATCATAAGCGGGCATACCCTCAGCCTGAGCGGGAGCACCTGAGCCACCGTTGTTCTCAGGTGAATGCTGCTGCTCACCGGCGGGAGCATTGGTGAGTTCCTGAATCTGAGCGTCACGGTCAGCGACGGCCTGATTGGCAGCGGCCAGGTCAGCCTTGGCTTTCTCGTTCTCGGCCTTGAGGGCCTCATTCTCAGCACGGAGGTCAGCGATGGTCTTTTCAGACTCAGCATTTGCGTTTGCAAGGGCGGTCTGATTCTCCTGACGGAGACCTTCCATATCACTCTCATGAGCTGCGTTGAGCTCCTGCTCGCGCTGTGCTACGGCATCGGCGGTAGCCTGGCGGGCGTTCTCTGTTTCCTGCTTGGCCTGATCCAACTGCTGCTGGAGGTCAGCACGCTCTGCGGCACCCTGCTCAAGGGTCTGCTCAAGGCTGTCAAGCATCTCAGGCATGAAGTGTGCACCTTCATCGGTATGCTCAAGGGCCTCTACGCCACAAGCGGCGGAGATAAGTTTGTACTCTTTCATATCTGTTTGTTTTGAGGTTGATTGTTTCTTGGGAGCGGGGGCGGCGGCCTTACGAACTACCGGCTGTGCGGTACCATCGGCCAGCGCAAAGAGACGCTGGATGCACTCACCGAACGAGAGGATGCCGTCACAGAAAATACCGAGGACATCACGGGCCAGGAAGAGTTTACCGTGGATATGGTCATCGGTAGCGGCGGGGAAGGCCTTCTTTATGTCCTTACGGAACTGGGCACCCAATTCTGCAAGGTGATCGACGAGTTCCTTATCATCACCATTGTTGGCTATGTCACGGAACCACTTGTTTTTGTCAAATGACTCGGGATCATAGATTTCATGGTAAGTCTCGGCGGTGTACTCATTACGCTCACCGGACTTGGTGGTGTAGAAAGCACACAGGACACCGATACAACCAAGGTCATTCTCGGGGTGCATGGAATAGACCTCATCACACATGGAGGCCAGGTACATTCCCATAGAGGCACACATGCCGTCTATGTAGGCGATGCAACGCTGATTGCGGGCATGGGCGTAGTCTATGGCCATCTGAAAATCAGCCTTAGCGGCGGTGGAGCCACCCGGGGTGTCTATATAGAAGATGTGACCACGGCAGTAGGGGTTATCGGCTGCCTGCTTGCACCAGTCACGAATCTCGACACTGCCATAGGAACAACCGTCACCGTTACGGGTGATGGGGCCGTCAATAGGCATGACGTTGACGAACGGCTCTTCCATCTCTGTGAGTGAACCGCGATAACGGATGCGGCCACCTTTTGTAACCTGATAACCGGAAGGGGTGACAACGAAAGTACCGTCATCCTTTACCGATGAGAGACGGACGAGGTATGAGGGTTTCTTATCAAACTTACCCTGCACGATATGGTTCTGGAGATTATGACCCAGAACATTGATGACACCGTGAACGAAGTCAGGGGATATCATCCACTCTTTTGTAGTGAGTATTTCTAATAGGCCTTTCATACTTGCTGAGGTTTTGAGCAAAAGTATGTGAGGCCTGAGCGGAGGGGTGGAATGGAATTTGAGGGGTTAAACGGGAGTTAGGGCGGAAAAAATTTTAGGTTGGGCGAGATTTAGAGATTGCGGAGGGCGCGGAATAAAAATATATCCCCGACAAAAGGACAGGATTGCCGGGGATATGAAGGCCTTGCTCCGGAGACAATGAACAGTTGGCAAAGAGTATTTCCGGAGGCAGAGGCCTATACTTATATATAGATGTCAGGCAGAGACCGGTATGAGGTGACTGCAGGACTTTAGGGCTACCTTGAGGGTGGCGGAGGGAGAGGCGGAGCGAGTATCATCAACACTGGGCTGCGCGGTGTTGGGGAGGGCGTAGATGAGATACTGGCTACCGTCTGAGCAGTCAAGCAGCAGGTGGAGGTCTTTACCGAGGACGGTATCAACGGCCTGCTGGACGGCATCAACGTTAAGAGCCACAGGCACTTGCACATCAAAAGCATAGATCACGCCTGCCTGCTGGTTGCTCTGCGAGGTCTTGACGGTGGGGGCAGAGGTGTAGCGGAGCTCTGTGTTATTTCGCGGTGAGGAGGCCAGCACGAGGGCAGGAGAGCCACTGAACAGGGGGCCACCGCTGATACGCGGGATAGAGATGGAGGCAGGCAGAGGGATGAGGCTCTGCGAGGCCAGATAGAGGGAGATGCGGACGAGCGTTTTGTCCTGGAGTTCGAGACATTCATTCATAGTGACGAGGTGTTAAGGGGTTTATAGTTTTTGTGGATTTTTACGAGATTTATGCTGTTTTTGGACGGCGATTGATGCGTTTTTATGCTCGCGGACAATATAGCGACATAAATACACAAAAATATGGGCGTTATTTAACATTATTTTAATGTTGATTTTACAGATTTTAACAACGAAATTTAAGCGTCATCGGACTCATACCGGGGCAGGCCTCCTACGATTTCATGAGGGTCTATGCGGGTGACGAGTTCATCGCCGATGACGGCGGGGCGGGTGGCGAGTGCCCGGGCCTCTTTACGCCAACGCTGCATGAGACGGCGGAGGGTCTCACGCTCTGACTGGTCATGAGAAACAGGTAGGTCATACTCCATGAAGAAACGCTCCATTATCTCTATGCCGCTGCGGTCTATACCCTTGCTCTTGGCAAAGTCAATGTTACGGGTCTCAAAGTCCAGGAACCTGCGCACGAATTCCTCTTTAAGGAGGCGGCGTAGCTGCTGGGCGGCACGGGAATCAAGCGTATAGGATTTGGTGACACGCTCCACGTGATCACCGGCGATTATCTCATTTGGGAGACGGATGCAGAGGAACTCAAAGGCATCAGTCTTGGTCTTATTTGTGAGGCGTTCGAGCGTGCAGACCTCGGCATAAGAGAGCCAGTCTGACTGGTTGCGTATGATTATGGCGGGACCGCCATTGGGCTTACGGCCCATAGACATATTACGCCAGGCTGTCTGGGAGTAGCAGGAGGCACGGTGCTGCTGATGCTCAGGGACGATACGCAGTCCGGAGGTGAGGACTACGTACTCTTGCGTGTAAGGTGAGAACTGCACGGGAACGTGATAGGGAAGGGATTGGCCATCGCCGGTACTGCGCCAGAAGGCGGCGACGTAACGGGAGACTCTTAGATATAGGTTAGCCATAGTCAGTAGCGAATTGAGAATTGAAAATTGAGAGTTGAGAATTGAGAATTCAGGCACCTGCGTTGTAGGAGTTAATGGATTTGCGACGTTCTACCTGGTCTTTCAACCAGTCAGGATCCTGGGTATCTATAAAGAAGGCCTGCGAGAACTCATACTCAAGATTAGCACCTACGCTGTTCTGCCAGTTGGGGAGCATTATGATACGACGGCAGAGGGAGAGCAGGATGAGGTCTATCATAAGCTGGAGGCGGTAGGGCAGCAGATTGAACGTGGATTGAAAGAAGCCGTACATGGTGGTGGGGTTGAGCGGACGGAGGCCTACGAAACGGAGCATATCGGCATAGAGGCGGAACTCCTGCAGATAGTCTATGCGCTTACGGCCTGAGATGGGACCGGAGACGTAGGTCAGTTTGTTACCGGGGTAGAGGTCTGGGGTTTTCATTGTTTGCGGGTGTTTGTTTGGTGTAAAGGTACTGCGACAACAGGCGCGGTTAGGGATTCTGTCTATACACGAATGACATACACTCAGGTCTCCACAAACCGGGTTGGGTGATATCAGGTTTGATGAGTTCAAAGGTGTAGGCAAACACATAGGGATTCTTTTTCCATGTGCCGGCACCAGAGAGTTTATCAATGAGCGCGGCAAAAGCATGGCATGGTGTATCAAAGCATTTGTTATGCTGGCCGCCACGAGCCATGAGTCCGGAAACGATATAGCAGTCCATCCATTTCTGAACACCCTCCAGCAAAGCATCCTCTGGTGATATATCCTGCAGACGTTCTACCTTGAGATTGGTTATGCGAATGAGGTGAGGCATGAGGTCAGCACAAACGTACATTTTATTATCCCAGGCTGGCATCTGCTCTATCCTTTCATAAGGTAAAGACATACTACGACACCACAACTCACGGGCATAGGCCCTTTTATCCTCAATGTCAGATATGCCGTCAAAAACAGTCTTATAGCTCTGAGCAATAGCTACAACATCACCAACCTTATACCGAGACTTGCTGAGGACGTAATCCGTATGAGCAATCTTTTCAAACTCCTCAAAAGGGATTTTGTCCTGACCGGGAATGATACGACGGGTCAGGGGTTTGCTACCATCAAGTACGGACGGGGTGAGGTTGTCATCAAACATTATCTTTTTCATACCACCACATTTTAGAAACGAGATTCACCTCTCGACCCCAAACATCTTTCTATATGACCGTGCATAAGCAGATCAATAACCATCTTTACAACTGGGTCCATAGGATTGTCTGCTTGAAGGCACGGGAGTTCCGGCGCACCGATACCGTCCTCATCCATATACTGACACGTATATTCGTCACCATCAAAGATAAGAGTTGGCACATAAGAGCCGATAGGAGGCATTAAGGATATGAGACGGGCAAGACTCCAGCAAGGAGAATATCCGTCAGGAGTTCTGTCACGCATATCTCTGAAAGGCCTTATGTTTGGAACAGCATAAGTCTCTCCATTATAGACATACCCATAGAGCATATCAAAACTATCAGGATCCAAGCCAGCCTTAATAAGGGCTTTTGCCTGTGCAGGATCCGTACATCCAAAGAATTTATTCTCAGCCATAGTTATAGTTCAATATTGATTTTTATTCTACATAGTCTAAGAGCCATTTGGAGGTCCTGAACGTTTTCGAGAACTATGATTCCAAAGAGAGCGAATTCATTACGGTTTGCAGGAGTGGAGCAGGCAATGTCATGATTCTGGTAACGTACTGACATCTCTTTACCACCAACGCTTATTTTGTACTCATAGTAATGGCCTTGCTCAGAACCAATAAAACCGTTCTTTTCAAAGACATCGGGAGACAGAGGGATTTGCTCCAGGTCCTCGTTATATACTTCTCTCAAACATAGACCAAGGCGGTCATTGATAAAGACATGAAAGTATGCACCATCATCTTCTGCGTGGTACTGCAATGATTTGAGTTGGCCTTTTGCACCGGCATAAGGATCTTCACCTTTTACACGGACCCAGCCATTAATTATTCCTTCTTGTGCATCCATATATGTTAAGTTTTTGCGAATTCCTTTACACGTTAGAATGATATGTAAAGAAATGGCGGTTTTTTACTCATATTCAAAGTCAAATTTTAGTTGTAGGTAGGTATCGGCATACCATTTTTTGTAGGACTTACCGGATATCCACCAGGAGAAAATCTTCTCTGCGATTTCATCCTCAGACGGCTCGTTTTGCCCCCCCCCCTCACGCCGCTATGAGAAGGGCTTGGAGAAAACCCGTCCAGTACTGGGAATTGGGAGATTGGAGCCAGCCGCCCAGATACCGGAGTTGGCCTTTCGGTTCCACCGGTGGAGTACAGCGACCATAGTGCTGTGTCGTGTCGGATTGGACGCATCGGGGGGGGTAATTTGGGAGGTAGGTTTGCTTGACAATACCCCCCCGCACGGATTTGTTTGATGGCGTTGAGCCAGCCGCGACGGACATGAGGGAAGTCCTGCATCTCACGCTGCTTTTGACGCGGAGATGACATAGGACAGAGGATGCAACCCAGACGGCGGTAGCCTTGGTCATAGAGTTCACAATGAGGGACACGGACTACCTCGTTGAGGAAGTACCATACATCTTTCTCGGTCCAGTTGAATATAGGTGATATGAGGATTGAATCCTGACCGTTGATGCAACGTACCTGGTCTTGCTGATTGACGGAGAAATAGTCCTCATTGACCTTTTTGCCTTCACGTTTCATGCGACGAAGCAAGGCGGCCTCTTTTGCGGAGATGGTCTTGCGCTGCCATTTCTTGAACTGGTCAAAGTCTCCTGAAAACTGTTTGTTGCTGACCTCTATCTCATGACGTTTAGCACGCCGGGTGGACTCTTGCTTGCGGATGCCTATGAGCGTTACCTTACCTGCGCCAGCAGACTCCTTGAGGTCAGCACAGCACCAGCGGATGCGCATGGAGGGGAGAATGCCTCGGTCCACGGCCAAAGCAAAGATGCTCTTGACGGGTGCATGTGTGATGACATCGGGGTAGCAAGTGCGGACGAAGCGGATGACATGGGGTGGATCTACGCTGGTGAAGTTCATGTGAGCGCGGAAACGGACACCGGCCAGCTTTGCGACATGGTAGAGGGCCTGAGAATCCTTGCCTCCGGAGAATGCAAGAAAGAAGCCGTCATCACTGTCATAGGTGAGGGCGAGTTTCTGAGCCTTGCGGAGCAGGCGGATGCTGTACTGCAGGCGGTCATCGAAGCCAGCGGGTTTATTTAAGGATCTTGCCATTACTATATCATCTTGTATTCTCCAATTTCAAAAGCACTCTCAGTAATATCAAGATCATCCCAGGTCTCCTCATGTGAATATCCATCGAACGAAGTGCAAAGCACTCTCAATTTATTGTTATCCCGGTCCACGGAAAGAACCTGAAAGGACATAGGAGTACTGGTGCGAAAAGCCTGACGAAATTTATCACCTTCTTTTAACTGCATTGTAGATGGTTTATTTATTTGATTGATTAGACACAGTGATACGAGCAAGAGGCTCCGTCTGGCCAATAGACTTTGGCAAGAGGAGAGACCAAAACGTATCGGCCTGAGAAAAATTCAACGTTTCCATTGCATCTTTTATGGCTGAATCAGGAGCACAGGGAGTTAAGACTACTCTGCAACCAGAAGCCTCAAGACTCTCGATGACATCGGCCTTGCGGTACACATATCCCATTATGTTTACCTCATCTTCCATATCAATATTCTTCAAAGAAAAGATCCAGGGTTTCAAACAACTCTTTTAGACAGGGGTGTAAGTCTATCTGAACCGTTTGATCATCAGCATCACCACAGCAAAATGACTCAATCCAATCATCTGTAAAAAAGGATACACCAAGTTCTGCAATGGGGGCTTCAAGACAGGCTGCGACTTTATCAATCCAGGGTTGTAGGCGAGACTCATCGAGAGGCTCCTCACGGTTAACCATATCATTATCATACATGATACTTTCAAGCATCTGTCGTGCGATAGTTTCTTTCATACCGAGGAATTCTTTAAATGGTTATGTAATCTATTTTTGAGGGATTTGAGCGAAGCCAACACTTCTTTATGTTTCTCTGTATTATAAACAACAGGGAACTGATTATTGTCAACACAAAACTGAAAATCATCTATTGCAAATTGTAAATTCGCTTCATCCTCTTCACTCCAAGCAGGGTTCTGCTCACATTGCTTTTTAAGCCAAGCAATCCATTCTGCACAGTCTGATTTCGACCATTTGTCAAAATTGGTATTCTTTCCAAGACTGAAAAGTTCGTCAAGGAAAGTTATGAGATTCTTCATTATCCTCTCATCCTCGCTCTCTTTGAGTCCGGGAAACAGAATCTCTAATGCCTCTTGCGACATCTTGCCCTCTTTAACAAGTTGTTTTGCTGTTTCTAATTTATTGGTTGCCATTTTTTAAAATAATTACATGAAAGACACAAGACTAAAACCGAACCTTATACTGTATAATTAACCTGTGATTAGTAACTCGAATAGAATATTCATCGGCCTGCAGACGTGATTTCCATTCGTTAAGTGTTGACTCAGAATAACTATACTTACTCGAAACATATATGACTACGCCATAACCTATCACCTCGCGGGTTTGCATGTCAACCAAAGATGGTGTATCATAATCTTTGATAACATCGTCTAAGAGTTCAGATTTTATCTGATCTATAATTCCGGCTACATTCTCTATAAATTTATCCATAATAAAAGGTTCTTAGCATCTATTACTCAGGTTTGATTAAATCATTGTTATATGCAAGAAACAACCCAAAAGCATTGGCGGCTTCGGCGACCTCATCGATAGTGGCAGCAGAGCTGATGGCATATTTATGAGTAGTGATCATGATCTTTTTTAGCTCCTGAGCCTGTTCATCTGTGAGATGGATTGGTTTAAGACGAGGAAGAATAGAGCCAAACGGATTCTTGCGCAG